GTTGAACCAGGCGCCGCGCCAGTCGATGGCGCCGACGCCGAAGTCGAAGATCACCGAGACCTCGACGCCGTCGACGCCCTGGACATTGCCGGTGGTGACCTGCGGCCCCTCGGCGCCGTTGAGGTAGCCATAGACGTAGACTGGGGCGGCGAGCGGATCGGAGAACAGGTACCAGCGGTTCGCGGGAATGAGCGGTTCGACCAGCGGCTGCACGAAGCCGGTGTAGACATTGGCGTTGCTGGTCTGCGTCGCCTGCACCGAGACGGTGAGCTGCCGCGCCGCGAGTTCCTGGTTCGGCCCGACCAGGAGGCGCATGGAGGCGCCAATGGAGATCGGCAGGCCATCCAGGGTCTTTTGCTTCATCACCGCTGCACGACCCACTGCGAGGTTGGTCAGGTCCAGCACCGTGCCGGCCGCGGCCTTGTTGGCGCGGGCCGCGGCGGTGCCAAACACCGCCGCGGCACCGGTGATGAGCGTGGGGCCGTCGCCATTGGCAGCATTCAGCAGCTGGTAGGCCGTCGCGTTTTCGAAGTCCGCGACGCGCCGGCCGATCATGGAGGCGAAGTCGGTGAAGGCGCCGAGGTCGTCATTCACCAGCATCTGCCGCGTGACGCGGATGCGCCGGGCGAAGGTTTGCAGGAACACGAGCTCCTGGCTCTCGGACATGGTGCCGGCCTGCACCTCGCCATTCTCCGACAGCGGCAGCAGCGTCGGGAAGTCGCCGACGCGCAGATGGCGGTGCGGCTTGAAGTCGCGGAAATCGCGGCGAAGGAACAGCGTGCGGTAGGTGGGTGCGGCGGGCGCATAGGCCGCGAGCAGCATCTTGTTGGCCGCGGCGGACAGCAGCGCGGGGAAGTCGCTGGTGGTGTGGAAGGCGCGCTCGGCGAGGATGGTCGGGTTGCGCGGCACGTTGCGCTCGCCGCGGGCGCGGAGCAGCTCGCCGATCATGTCCGAGGGGCGCCAGCCGAGGAACTCGGTGTGGCGGCCGGTGGGCGGCGCCTGGTAGCCGGGCATGGTGCGGGCCGCGAGCGCCTCGGCCATGGCGTCGAGGAGCTGCGACGGGTCGTCGTTGGAGGGACCGGTGTCGGGGCGCGCCGGCAGCGAGGGGCGTGCGGCACCACTGGTGAACTCCTCCCAGAGCCGGCCACGCAGTACCTCGGGGGAGACGCGGTCGCGGATGGCGGCCTCGCGCATGGTATCGAGCATGTCGGGGGCCACCAGGCCGCGGGCGGCGGCAAGGACCGGCTCATAGCCGGCGATGCGCTCGACCGTGGCGCGCTCCGCCTCGGCGCGGATGGCCTCGAGGTCGGGGGGCGGCGGTGCGGCGCGCGTGGGCTCGGGCGGGGAGGCTGCGGTCACGGTGGTCTCCTGGGGCGGAGTGGTGAGCGGCGCGGGCGGCGCCGGCGTGGAATCCGGCGAAGCCGGCGTCGTCTCGGTCATGGTGGGTTCCTCAGTCAGGGCGGGTTCGATGGCGGTGGCGGGGGTACCCTGGTCCCCCTCGCCACGCACGACGGCAGCCGCATCCACGGGGACGGGCACGATCGAGATCTCGTAGGGCTCCCAATCCACGGCGCGGTGGATGGTCTGGCCGGTGGCGGCGTCGGGCCGTGGGTCGTAGCGATGCACGCGATAGCCGACGCTGACAGACTGCAGCGTGCCATCCGCGACGCGCTGCCAGACGGGCTCGACGTCATCGGCGCCGCTGAACTGAAGTGTGGCGTAGCCGCGGCCGGCCTCGAGGCGGGCCGTGGTGACGCGGCCCAGCACATCGCGCGTGCCGGCACGCCGATGCGTGTCCAGCACAGGCGCGCGACCGGAGCGGAGCGCGTCCATGCGCACCGCCTCGGGCCCCATGTCGAGTTCCTCGATGATGGGGCCGAGTGGGGGGACGAAGTTGCGGGCGCGGGCGCCGGTGCTCCACACCACCTCGACGGTGCGTGCGGCGCGGTTGACGGTGACGGGCGCTGCAAGCGCGCGGCACGCGGTGATTGACTGCCCAGCGATGGGCAGTCGATTGGGCGCAGTAGTGTGTGCCGGCGCGACATCACCGCCGCCCGGTTCGATCGGTTCGGTCATCGCTCAGTCCTGAGGTTGCGAGTCCTGTCGGGGCGGCCCTGCTGCCCCTGTCGCGGCAATCTCGATGGCAGCGAGCTGAGCCGCGTCCTGTGCGGCGCCCGACTTCGCGACCCGGCGTGGATCGCTGTCGAGCGAGAGGCCGGCCTCGTCCAGCAGGGTATTGGCCTCGCGGATCATCTCGACCACTTGGCGGAAGTCGTAGCCGAAGGCGCCGACCGCCTCGGGCTGCGGCACGAAGCCGGCGCGGACCTGCGCGATGAGCGCGGTGGTGTCCTTGAGCGGGTCGATCATCTCGTGCGCGGGCGGGACGTGGGACAGACCCTCGGGTACCTCCGCACTCCACAGCCCGAGCAGCGCGCCCTGCGCGTGGAAGCGATCCGCGATCGGCCGGACCAGCATCGGGATCAGCATGCCGTACTGGACCTGCTCGCAGAGGCGCCGGAACTCGATCTTGCCGGCGCGCAGGCTGGAGTAGTTCGCCTGGGTGAGGTCGCCCGCGACCTGGTCGTAGGTCAGGCCGGTGCCGACGGCGGAGGCTTCCAGCGCGCGACGGGCAAAGGCGGCGTGCGATCCACCACCGGATGGATTCACCACCTCCACGGACCCCATGCCGCGGCGATACAGGATCATCCCCGGCTCGAAGCTCTCCACGGTGCGCCCCTGCGCATCCCGCAGCAGGCCCGAGGCCGGGCCGGTCATGGCATCGTCGCCATCCTCGGAGACGACCGCCGCCAGGCAGGCCTCGATCTTGGCCTTCATCAACAGCGCGGCCTCGTAGTCGCCCAGGTCGCGCAGGCGCGTCAGCACGGGCGCCAGCCAGGACACGTCGCGCAGCTGACCGGGGCGGCGCTTACGATAGATATGCAGTACGTCGCGGGCCGGGACGCGCTGGCTGCTCAGCCAGGTGGCGCCGCCCGGCAGCACCCAGGACGCTCCCGGATGGACGCGGTGCAGCCAGTACCCAACCGGCTCCCCCGCCTCGCCGAGGCCGATGCCCTGCAGCGTGGGGACACCCTCGATGACGCCCTGCCGTGCCGCGTCGAGGTGATCGCTCTCCAGCACCTGGAGCCGCAGCCCGATCGGATTGGCCGGCGTGATGTCGGCGGGGAGCAGGCGGACGAAGCATTCCCCGCTCTCGACGACGGCGCGCATGACCAGGGCCTGCAGGCCATAGAGATCGAGCCGCTCCTCGGCGTCGCAGGCGGTGCTGTCGGACCAGCGCCGCCAAGCCTCGGCATGGGGTTTGTCCGGCCAGCGCGTGGTGATGCCCGCACCCACCGCATTTCCGGTCCAGAGATCGACGATGCGGGCGGCGTAGGGGTCGTTGCGGACGGCGTCGCGGGCGCGCCGCGCCACGGTGGGTGCGGCGGCGCCGACCTCGGCGGTGGCGCTGCTGCCCGATGCCGCCCAAGAGGAGGCTCGGCTGTCGTGCGCCGCCGCATAGCCACGGAGCGCCTGCCAGGCATCACGAAGACGGCCCATCACCTGCTTCCCTCGCGGGAGAAGCTGGCGAAGGTGACGCTGGGGCGCCGCGCGGCGGTGTTCTCTGCGGCGTGCAGCACGGACAGCGCGCGGCCAAGTTCATCCAGCGAGCGGTATTCCACCGTGCGCCCGTCGAAGGTCACGCGCGTGGTGCCGCCGGTGAAGGCGGCCGCGAGGACAGAGGCGCGCGTGCCAGCGGGCTGCGCCAGCGCCCAGGCGAGGACGGTCGGATCCATGAACGTCCCCTCTCAGCGAAGCCAGCCGTTGCGCGGTGCGAGCCAGCCCCGCGGGCGCTGGGTGTCGGATGGCGGCGCCGGCGCGGCCTGCGGCAGCGGCGATGGCGGAACGACATTCCCAGCGGCGGGAATTTCGCTGGGCCGCAGCGGTGCGTCCGCCGCCTCGTCACGCAGCCGCGCCCAGAACTGTTCGCCGTAGCGGTCCGCGCCCAGCAGCCAGAGCGCGGCGCGGGCGAGCACCGCGCAGTCCAGTGCCTCATTCCGCTCCCGCAGCTTGGCCCATTCCTGCCGGGCGAAGCCGCGGCGGTCCTTCGTGGTGCGCAGCTGCTCGGCGACCAGCTGCTTGACCCACTCCACCTCGATCGCGCGCGGCAGTTGCACCCAGCCGGGCGGCAGCTCCTCCGCGTCGCCGCGGCCCAGCCAGAGCCGGCGATAGAGATCGGCCTTCCATGTGGAAACCGAGACGGTCCAGAGCTTCAGGCCGCGCCGCAGCTTCTGTCCGTTCACCAGCGCATCTACTGGCGTCGGGCCCTGCACGGGCTGCGCCCGGTTCCATCCGTCGATGCCCTTGGTGGGCGCAATGCGTGGATCCCGCAGGCGGCGGAGGTGGCCATAGACCGCCGCCGTGTCCCGGCCGCCGGTGTCGACGCAGAGGCGGGCGATGCGCATCGCACCGCCACCGTGCCGGGGCCAGTCGCGCGCCAGGAGCTTCG